ACTATAGCTTGGGCTAGTGGAACAATTAATCTAGCTAATGGACGTACTTTCTCAATAGATTCAGGCAACACAGGAAATATGGCTGCTCTTACATATATTTATTTAGACCCCGATACACCAGCAACCCCTATACTTAATTTAGAAGTTCCTCCATCGTCTCCGATAAACCAACCTGTGCCAGTATCAAAATCAGTCTGTCCTGAACGAATAAATCCATCAGAAGCAAGAACTATAGTTCCTGCAGTTATACTTCCCATATCAGCACTAATAGCAGAAAGTTGAGAAACTGTGAGTTTCCCTGATGTAATAGTTGAAGCTGCAATGTTTCCTGCCACGATTGACAACGCTCCTATCTGTTCAGCATCTACTAATGCTTTACCACCATTAAAAGGAATAAAAGAAGCTGTTATGGTTTGATTTTGTGCTGTTCCTATAAGTGCTTTATCTGCTCCGATAGCAGTTGAATAGGTTGTCGTAGTTTGTAAAACTGTTGCTGATGTATCGGGGTCTAAATAAATATATGTAAGAGCAGCCATATTTCCTGTGTTGCCTGAATCTATTGAGAAAGTACGTCCATTAGCTAGATTAATTGTTCCACTAGCCCAAGCTATAGTATCAGCATCTGTTACAGAAAATACTAAATTATGTGTAAGTGTCAAAAGAGATATATCTGTCGCTGTGCTATTGGCTATACCAGAGATTGCTACTGAACCTGAAAGAGTAACGCTAGTAAATATAGCTGCACCTGCCTTAGAAACAGAAGCTACAGCTCCTGCAAATGTAGTTGCACCCCAGAAAGTATCTCCGTCTGATTCAACGTGGAAAGACTCAGTAGTTGTCGTGTCTGGTATATCAATACTATTAGCGATAAGACTTCCTCTGAAAGTTCCTGAATTAAACTCTGCATCACCATCTGCATCAATTCTCCAACCAGTAGATGTAGTTACAAAACCTTTACTCTCCAAAAAGCCATCTAAGATAGACAAATCACCTTGAATCTCACCTGATACAAAACTCTCTGCTGACGTTTCAATGGCACTAGTTTGAGTCTCATCATCAACTGTGATTTTATAGAGTGAAGTATTTACAAACTGATATACGTCTATTGTTGGCATTATCTTTTTCGCTTTAATCCCTCTATCGTTGTCATTAATAATTCAAATCCCCTAAATATAAAGGAACTCCCAATACTGTTCCCACTAAATCTTAATCGTATCTTTTTAAACTTTGCAGTTGTTGTAAAAGCCTGTACTATATTCTTCGTTAAACTTCCTATCTTTTTCCACGCAATACCACCATCTACTTGGTAGGAAAGCATAGCTCCTTGTGCATTTTCGTGAACGATTGAAATTGAAGTCACATCTTTTTCTAGCATCTTGGCGTTGGTTAAATATAAAGGGTGGGTTTGTAAGTCATAGAAAATAGTATCTCCATCATCAGTTGTCCCGCTATCAAAAACAAAAGGGTCACCATTCTCATCTCCTACGATTAAGCGTTCTAGTGTTCCATCATCATATAAAGCAGAGTTTCTAATCTCTGAAGAATAAGAGTACAACGTCCATACTTGTGTTGAAATTGTGTACCGACATACTATATTCGTTAAATCCTCTCCTTTTAAAGTAATATCCCCTACGCTCCAATAAAGATGGTCGCTATCTGTCCAACCACTAATATTCTCATAGTTATTCCTAGGAATAGCCTCTATAACATCTATAATAGGGCGTGAAATCTCTCTTTGGTCGCCATCGAAAACAAACTTGTAAAACCCTGTTGGGTGATGATAATAAATTCCATCCTTTGCTTCTATGACACTTTCTTGGGAGTAAGTACCTCTTTGAATAGAAGGGTCTGGGTCTGAAGATGTGGTAGAAAATACCCTATAAATATGGTTTTCTTTAAACACTAGCAAAGCCCTAGGGTGTCTTTTCAAGGCTGTTATTCTCTCTCCGTCTTGTGGAGATATTTGTATAAAACTTGTTCCACCTGTAATGGTCTGTGAGGTAGTAACTACATTTGAGAAAAATAGTTTATCTGTAGAATTGTCTGCTATCCATATTCTTGAACGATAGTTTTCTATAAAATCTCCTTTTTGAAGTGAAGCTACATTGCCTGTTCCAAAAGTTGTACCATTAAAAGTTTGAACAACACCCTCAGAGTTTCCATCTACCATATAAGCCAAATCTATAAAGTTGGTGAACCGAGCCTTAGAAGAATTACTAAGACCTGACCTAACTGAAGTCCAATTTGTGCCATCAAACGCATAAACTGAACCAGCTACTTTAGCTAAAAGTCTATAAGTATCTCCTGCGTTATTTCGGTAGTTAATCATACCTTGGGTAGAAGCACCTGCAATCCTAGCAACTAAAAGGGTAAGACCATCTCTTAATTGAGCCGCCCCAATCCTGTCAAAATCTAAATTTATTGCTAACTCCACAGATTCGGGAGAAGTCAAAATTTCATCTACGGCTACTTCCCGTACTATTCCTAAATGTCCTATTTCAAGTGGTATTTTTTCAAGTGCCATTATATTTATATATTACACAATACTTAGCGAGGTATGTCAACGGATAGCGAAACATTCTGCCCGCCAAATTCTTTCTCAACCTGGGCGTTTCTTTTTGTAATCCATTCTTGATAGTCTGGGTCTGCATCTCGGTTCATAGATGAGTCTTTTCGTAATTTCATTCTGTACCTCATGTAGGGAAGGTAGATACGAAAAAATGGTTCGTCGAGCGTATCGCCAAAGCTGTTGGCAATAATTTTCAAGCTATAATAGTCGAGGAGAATATTTTGACCTGCAGTAGCATTATCAAATGGTTGATTAAACGTCATTACACTATTGTCTACTATGTAACCTGTAGGTAGTCCAAATGATACACCTTGCCAAACATCTCTTAATGTGGCGTGATTAACACTAATGTTAGTTACAGTTCCTAGAGTAGCTGTATTTTCTGTATTAGAAGTGTAATCTACATTATCTATTTCCTCAGTAATATCTTCGGCAGCAATATCTATTGCACCCGACTCGTCAAAGTCACCTGAAGAAGTTAAGACTATTGAAGTAGAACCTGTTGTGATAGAACCATTTAAAGTGCTTTGAGCTATTCCTTGATACCATCTGTTCATTTCTATCTTATCCATCCAAGACAGGGGTAGTTTATCTCTTCCAATTCTAACACTAAGTATATGTTCAGCTGTATCGGGTTCTAATAAATTAGAAGGCACAGTTAAAGTATTACGCCCTGGAATAACATCTCCTGCATCAAAGTCAAAGATTGTTCTATGAGCCCACCTGCCAGCATTTGGGTGTAAATCTATCTCATCTCTACCCTCATCTAATGCTCTTAATAAAAACTCTTTTGTAAATACCTCGTCATCCATGTGTTCTCCCATAGACACCAAAGCATCTCTTATAATAGCTCCTGCTGAATTCTCTACATCACCAGTTGCTATCATTCCATCAGAGAATTCAGAAGTGTCAGAACTGGTTGAATTGCTAAATCTTGCTCTATAAAGGTCAGTTGCTGCACCTGCGGTGTGATTATGGTAAGTCTCAGTAGCATCTGCTCTAATATCTATTGTGGCAAGGGCAGAATAGCTTGAACCGCTATCAGTAGAACGTTGAATGACAATCTGATTGTAGGGAATGAACTGTAAAATCTCTCCTCTGTTATGAGGATGGCTGGTTGTTCCAACAGTTATTGATGTTGCAGATGGTGTCCCTGACGTTAAGACAATCTCTGCTTTCTCGTAACCAAATCTACCAGCTACAAGATACTCTGAAGTAGCAAACTTTAGTCCATTATCTACTGTAAAAGTAGTCACTCCTGCGGCTACGTCAGTTACAATAAAAGTAGATTCTGTTTCAAGGTCTGGGTGCGATACAAATATCTCTACACCAATATTCTCACCAAAATGTGTTCTTAAACGGGGCAATAAAATCATAAATCTTTCAACACAAATGTCTTATTTGGATATTTCTTCCTCATCCGTGCTTCATAAATTTGTAAATCCGACCTTCTAATTGATAAAATTCTTTCTTCTTTTAAAATATCAGCTTTTCTTGTTTCTAACTCTACTTTAGTTACTCGTAAACCTTCTTTTGATTCACTTAACTCCTCATTGAGTTCCCTAACTTCAACTCTCCGTTTTTCTGTTTCCTCTTGGTTTTCTAATTTAAGTTTATCAAGACTAGAGGTTAATACCTCAATTTCCTTGTTGAGTTCTTCTTTCTCTACCTTACCTTTAGATGTTTGCCCATCTATTAAACTCAAAGAATTATGTAGGTTACTCAACCTCTTAGAGAGACTTGTTTGTTCTAGTGTTTGCTCTTCGTTATTCTCCGTGAGTTCAATAAACTTCTCATCCAAGTAGTCAACAGTCTTCACCCTCTCCTGGGTGACTGTTTCATAATCACCACTATGAACAAACACCTCTTTCCTTAGTGTGGCTATCGTACTAACTAACTCTCTCTTTTGTGTTTCAAGAGTTTCAAGTTCTTGGTGAAGTTGAGACTTCTTTAGTTCTAACTCCATCACTTCTTGATGTTTTTTCTGCCAATTAGTCTCTGACATAAGTTTATTTCATCACTCACCAATTATGCGATATTTACAAAAGCCAGAACATTGAACTGCACTGGTTATGTTTGCAATAAACGCTTCACCAGGATTACAAGTAAATACTCCATCTTGATGACCTGACGTATTTTCTTGTGTGAAACCTTGATTAGCTGTAAGAGAATATACCCCTGTTAGGTCTGTGCTTCCTCTCACTAATTTCACACTAACAGCAGAATCAGGCACAAAGTTCAAGTTATCTATCGCTAAGTACCCCTGCGAAGGAGCAGAAATAAGCGTATTGTTCCCTGAACTTGAAAATGAAACTGCTACATTCTTCTGCTTCTCTCCAAAAATTGTTGCCATTTTGTTTATCAGCTTCCTAACCCAACCCCTCATTATAGAGAGATTGAATAGAAAGCCGAATTAAGTTAATAATTAGCTTACTGCATTGCTGAATGGTGTAACTTCTGAACCACTCGCTTGAGAATATCCTTGTACGAACCAATGGTTAGAGGTTGCATCAGTAAGTGTAAAGTATTCACCTTGTGCAGCCAAACCTGATGAACCCCTGT